GAAATTATTCTTACTGTTTATTGGCATCCTTTGACCATTGCTGAAAGAGAAGCAATACAAAAGAAAACTACTACTGATGATACAAACGATTATGCTTTACAGATGATGATTGAAAAATCTCTAGATAAAGAAGGCAATCGCATTTTTCAAGATGGAGACAAGGCTTCATTAAGAAGAGAAATAGAAGCAAATGTTCTTGAAGAGATTCAATTAGCAATGATCAGTGCTGGTGCAGATCGGGAGGTAAAAGAGGCTAAAGCCGACTTGAAAAGCTAATGGTGATTGGAAGTTTATATTTGCTTTAGCTAAACAATTACATAAAACTGTAGCTGAGTTATGTGAGACATTAACTGTTGAAGAGATGATAGCGTGGGCTGCGTATGCAGAAATAGAAAATGAAGAATATGAAAAACGACAAGAACAAGCACAGAGAGTTAGTGCTTTAAAAGGCAAAAGAAGGTAAGATAGGTTTAATATTTAATTTTTTTATAGCAAGTGGCTAATTACGGAATAAATATTGATGTAAAGGTAAAAGCAGGACAGTTAACTAATTTCAATAAGGTTTTAGATAGAACAAATGAAAGAATTCGTAAAGCAAATGAATCATTACAAAGATTTACTACTTTAAGTCCAAAACATATTCCTCTTGTTAGTCAAAGTTTTAGAGATTTAACTGCAATGGTTAATAAGGCTAATAAAGCATTTAATGAATCTACTTTAGGAACTCCACAAGCTACACAGGCAGCTAGAAATCTTGTAAAAGCAAATGAAGAATTTAATCTTGGATTAGAAAAAAGAGCAAAACTTTTACAACAAGTAACTTTTGAAATGAAAATGCAACAGTTAGCAGCAAAAGGTATAAGACCTGCAACTGTATCAAGTACTCCATTTGGTCCGATGCCAATGATGACAGTAAATAATAATCCAAGAATTATGAGAAATATTGCTGCAAGTCAAGCAGCAAGACAAGATACTAATTTTGGTTTTGGTTTAGCTGGAGATCCTGTAGCTAAATCAATAAGAAGAAATCAGGAAAAAAGAGAAAAATTATTAAAAAGAGAATTAAAAGTAAGACAAAATATTTTACAAGTAGAAAAACTATCTCTTGGTATAGCATCTGCTGAACAATCAACAAGAGCATTTGGAGTATCAGGTGGTCAAATAGGTCCAGCACTACCACAAGGATTTAGATTAAGACAACAATTTAAAGAGGGTGGACTTTTTGGTATGCCAGGTGGCATGAGAAGTCGAATCAAAGGTGGTGTTGGTAGTGCATTGATTGGTGGAGGTTTTCCTGCTCTGTTTGGTGCTGGTGGTATAAGTTCTGCGTTTGGTGCTATTGCTGGTGGTGCTGGAGGAGCACTTGCACCTGGTGGTGGTTTTGCTGCTTCTATTTTTGCTACTGCTATTGCTGCTCAAATAGAAAAAGCCATAGCTTTTAACAAAGCTGTTGATGATTTAAACGTATCAATACGAGCTACAGGTGGAACTTCATTGTTCTCTTCAAAACAAGTAGCTGAATTTGCTAAGTCTCTTGGAATGACCAAAGATGAAGCACTTGAAGCATTAAAAGCATTCAAACAATTTGAAGCATCAGCAAGAATTGCATTAACACAAACATTTGGTTCAGAAGCTACCTTTGATATTTTTGCAGGACTAAAAGATAATGCTTCATTAATAAATGCCTTGCCTGGATTATCTAAAGAATTAAGTTTAAATCAAGCTCAAAGAGCTTTAGAAACTCTAAAAACAAAAGGAGTTACTGCTGCTGAAGATCAATTACTAGAAGGAATTATTAATAAAAATAATGAAATTATTAAACAAGAAGCACAAAAACTAAATTTCGCAGAAAGAATATTAAGTAGATTGAATCCATTTAGAGGTAAAGGAATATCTGCTCTTATAAGTGGTTCTCTTACTATGGATGAGGCTGCTGAAAAGCGAGGTGAAGATGCTTTAGCAGAACAAAGAAAACAAAATAATATTGCTTTGGAAAGATTAAGAATACAAAGAGAATTTAATGAAGAATTAGAAAGACAAGCAATTATAAAAGCTCCTGTTGATGAATTAAAAAAATTACTCGATCCTTTAAGACAGATTGATTCTTTAAGTAAAAGTATTGGTGATTCTTTTGCAGAATCTTTTAAAGGTATTATAAGAGGTTCTATGTCTGCTCAAGATGCTTTGAGAAATTTATTTCAACGCACAGCAGATGCATTTTTAGATATGGCAGCACAGATATTAGCAGCACAAGTAAGAGCAGGAATTATGGGTTTGTTTGGCAATATGTTTGGCAATAATTTTACTAGAAGTGCAGTAAGTGCAACCCCAACTCTTACCCCCACTCAACAGGTATCACGTTTTACTTTTGGAAAGGCAGATGGTGGCCCTGTCAAAGGAGGAAATAGCTATATCGTAGGAGAACGTGGACCAGAATTATTTAGCCCAGGTGTATCTGGAATGATTACACCAAATGAAATGCTTGGTGGTTCAACAAATATAGTTGTAAACGTAGATGCTTCTGGTTCTTCTGTTGAAGGAGATGAAGAACAAGGTAAAGAGCTTGGTCGTCTTATCTCAGTTGCAGTACAATCTGAAATAATACAGCAACAAAGACCAGGAGGATTACTTGCATAATGGCTACGTTTCCTTCAATAAAACCTACATACGGCCAACAAAAAAGATCCGCACCATTAACTCGCACTGTTCGTTTTGCTGATGGTTATGAGCATCGTATTCTTTTTGGATTAGCACAACATCAGAATCCAAAAGTTTTTCAATTTACTTTTAATGTCTCAGAAACAGAATCAGACGAAATAGAAACTTTTCTTGATGCTAGAGCAAATGATAGTGATAGCTTTACTTTTACTCCACCTGGAGAAAGTTCATCTTCTGAATTTGTTTGTGAAAACTGGAGCAAATCAATACCATATAACAATAGAGCTACAATTCAAGCAACTTTTAGAGAAGTATTTGAACCTGCATCATAATGTCAGTAAATTCAGCAGTATTTAGTAATTTACAATCTATTAATCCATCAGCGATTATTGAATTATTTACTCTTCAATTATCTACCGCATTACATGGTGCAAACACAATTTATAGGTTTCATGCTGGTAGTAATCTTAATGCAAACGGGAAAATAGTTTGGGCTACCAATGAATATCTTAGATTTCCTGTACAGGCATCAGGTTTTGCTTTTCAAAAAGGACAGTTACCTAGACCTAAAATATCTATTAGTAATGCTACAGGATTGATTTCATCAATACTTCTATCTGTTAATGAAACAACTGCTGGTAATGATCTGACAGGAGCTACTGTTACAAGAATAAGAACATTAGCTAAATTTATTGACGCTGTTAATTTTGCTGATGGAACGAATGCCACAGCAGATCCTACTGCTGAGTTTCCGCAAGAAGTATATTTAATAGATCGTAAATCAACAGAAACTAGAGAAGTTGTTGAATTTGAACTTGCTGCACCAACAGATCTTGCTGGAGTTCGTATTCCAGGTCGTCAAGCTACTCGTTCAATCTTTCCTTCTATTGGTACATTTGTTCAATGAGTTGGAAATATAAAGCGTTACTTCATGCACAACGAGAAGATCCGAAAGAATCTTGTGGTTTGTTATTAAATATTAAAGGTAAGGAAAGGTATTTTCCTTGTCGTAATCTTTCTATGACAGAGCATCAATGTTTTATTATTGACCCAGAAGATTATGTAAAAGCAGATAATACAGGTGAAATAGTTGGTGTTGTTCATAGTCATCCAATAACACCACCAAATCCTAGTCAGGCAGATAAAATTAGCTGTGAAGATAGCAATTTACCTTGGTATATTGTTAATCCAAAAACAGAACAGTGGGCATATTTAGAACCATGCGGATATAAACCACCATTATTAGGCCGTCAATGGGTTTGGGGTATAACTGATTGTTGGAGTTTAGTAAGAGATTGGTACAAAGAAGAAAGAAATATTGAGCTTAGAGATTGGGAAAGACCTACAACATTAGAAGAATTTAATAATAAGCCTTTATTTGAAGATTGTGCTTGGCGAACTAATTTTAGAGAACTTAGACCAGAAGAAAAATTACAAGATGGAGATGTTTTACTTATGAGCATTTTGCATCCAACTTTAAATCATGTAGCATTATTTTTTGAAGGAGATGTTATTCATCATTTAACCGATAGACTATCTTGTAGAGAGCCTTACTCTGAATGGTTGCTAAAATGTACGGGAAAGAGGTATCGCTATGCTTCGTAAGTTAAAATTATATGGAGAACTAGCCAAATTTGTTGGACACAAAGAGTTCGAGGTGCAAGTAGATACAGTTGGAAAAGCTGTTAGTTTTTTAATACATAACTTTCCAGAAATAGAGCGTTTTATGAGTCCAAAATATTATCAGGTAAAAGTTGGTAATTATGATATTGATAAAAATGAATTAATATATCCTGTTGGACAGGAAGATATACATTTTATTCCAGCTATTAGTGGTGCTGGTAGAGGAATGGGAAAAGTATTGTTAGGTGCTGCATTGATAGGAGCAGCTTTTTTAAATCCAGCGTTAGGACTCAGTTCTTTTGCTAAAACTCAAGTGGGGTCGGCAGTTGCATTTGGTAAACTAGGATTTTTAACTAAAGCAGCAGTATATGTTGGTGCTTCTTTAGTATTGCAAGGAGTTTCTGATTTATTATTTCCATTACCAGAACCTCAAAAGTTTAATTCAGAAGAAGATCCACAATTATCTTTTAGTTTTAGTGGAGTACAAAATACATCAAGAGCAGGTACTCCTGTTCCAATAGTTTATGGTGAAATATTTACAGGAAGTGTTGTAATAAGTGCAGCGATTGACACTAATCAGGTAGAAGC